GAGCTGAGATTCGCACAGCCGCCAATCCTCAGTGTCACGCCAGCCGGGATCGTCGTCAGTGAGATGAGATTCGCATCGCCGCCAATCCTCAATGTCACGCCAGCCGGGATCGTCGTCAGTGAGATGAGATTCGCATCGCCGCCAATCGTAATTTTCACGCCAGCCGGGATCGTCGTCAGTGAGCTGAGATCCGCATAGCCCTTACGCACCAGCGTCTTGCCATCCCACTCAGCCATCCACGCAGCAAACAGCTCGTGCTTCGCCCGCTCCGTCATCCACTCTTCCCACCAGTCAGGGCGGCCCGCGTCGAAGACAAAGTCGTAGTCCTCGATATCGAACAGCCCCCGAACCGGAATGCACTCGATTGGGGTATGCCTCGACGCCGCTGCGCCCAGCCCGTCGCGGATGTGGAAATGCTCGCGGATCGCGTTGTGTGAATCCTCTCCCGGCAGGTGGTAGATCCGAAGATCGCCTCCTGCGTAGACTGCCTCGCCGCTTTTCACTTGACACATGATGCCTCCTCACCGAGCTTCTTCAGCTCCTTCTTGTACTCGCCGCTCGCGGTAAAGTGAGCCAGCGATTTCAGCATCAGGTCCTTGTACGTGCCACCCTCTCTCTTCCACTCCGCGAGCATCGCCGCGCCGACGGAATCGGCTGCAATGCGGAAACCACTGACCCAGATTTCGCTCGTTGTTGGCATCATTCCCTCCCGAGTTCCTTGCGTAGCTGTTCCGTGGCCGGATCGCGCTGATAGATCAGGCTCGCCACGCGTTCCGCCGCTGACGCGAGACTTTCCTGCACGCTCCACTCCATCGCGGTTTTCGTGTCCTCTGCTTCTGACGACGACGCGATCAGGCGTGCTTGTTCCTTCGCCGCCATGATGTGCCGGTACAGCCGCTTGAGCATCTCCAGCTCGTCCTCTAGTTTGATGGGCATGTTGCCTCCTTTCGCCGGCAGTATATATATAACTACGGCGCTTGTCAAGAGCAAGGGCGGAGCCCGGAGACCCCGCCCTGCGAAAAGGAGGCGGCGTTATCGTGGGGGTGGTACCACGATGCCACGGAACATCCTAGGTTTACAGCAGCACAAAAGCAAGCGGCCCGGGTCATAACTCCGAGCCGCTGCCCTCGTAAGGAGGTACGAGATCGGGGGCTCTCAACCCCGATTTGCTCTCTCTCCTAGCTGCACGTCGACGTGGAGCCGACGTTCACAACCCACGTCCCCTCAGAAAAGAACCATGCTGCGGGCACCTCAAAGTCCCACGCCTGTTCCGGGCCATCGGCCGGCGTCCATGTCACGGTGTACGCCCCGGATTTCGTGACGTAGTAGCCGATCACATTGCTCGCCGTCGGGATGGCTCCAACCACGTCCAGCTTGTAGCTCCCCGGCTCGTCGAACACCGGGCAGACGAACTCGACCTTCAGAATGGATGCCTTGGCAACGACACGGATCGTCGCCGTCTGCTCTGCCATGGCCGGAGGGTAGTGATCGCCGCAGGAGTCCCACGGATAGCCTGAGAGCGGGTAGCACGGGTAGGGGAGCCCGCTGATGCCTTCGATCGCCGATGTCCATCCGGGGAACCACACGCACGAGTTGTCCTTGTACGGCACCTTGAACTCCGTCGACGGCCAGAAGATCGTGTCGTCTACTCCCTTGAGTTCACACCGAACCGTCACCTGCTCAATCGCAAAACGCAGCGGATCGGAGAGACCGCATGGATTCCCGTACTGGTCACGCCCTCCGGAGAAGTCCAGGTGGATCAGGCTTCCAGGTTGGTAGGTGTTGTAGCCAATCGGCTGCCCATTGAACAACGGCGGGTAGATCACACACGTCGTGATGAGGCGCACGGCCGCGTCCTCGTCGATGATGACAATTCCATCACCGCCGCCTGGAAGGATCATGCACCCGCTCACCGCCACGAGAAGCAGCAGCACAAGCGGGATCGTTTTCTTGGTCATAGCGTCCTCCTTACGCTTCTAGAATGGGCAGGGCGGGCCCGGTACCGAGCCCGCCCCAAGGAGGTGATAGCATGAAAGCGACTTCTGCTGTCGCCCCATTCTACTCCTCGCCACGCGGTCTGCCAAGCACATCCACGTAGACCGAGAACCCGGCCCCGAGGGAGTCCCCGTTGTAGTAGCCGAGCACCTTCAGTCCAGCGGACGCCTCGCTCTCTAGTGAGAACCCGAACAGCCAGCCCAGATCGAAAGCCCCTAATGCACCTTCGTCCGCGTCCGCTTCGATCCAGAATGGCGTCCCGACACCGAAGAGTACGTCCACCTGCGGGATGACGGGATACGTCAGGAGTAGGATCTCCCAGAAGCCCCCCATCGCAAATTCGAAGGCGTCCCCCGTCTCGAGCAGCAGTTCCGCGAAGTGGATGTCCGTCTCGAAGCCGAGCCCGCCGAAGGAATCTCCGAGGTATTGGAGCCCGATCGACGGCGCGACCCAGGCGTTGTCCAGGTACCAACCGAGCCCGAGGCCGAGCGTCGGCCCCGCGAACGTCGCAAACGCAAGCCCAACCACACAGATCAAACTCAGTACGAGTGCTCTCTTCATTTCGTCCTCCTCTACTTCGTTGCGGGCGGTTCGCCCGTCCAGTAGGCGCGGAGCCATTTCTCGCGCCCAACGTAGCCGCTGTTCAGACTCAGTATAGCGGCAGCCAGGCTCATAGTGATGCTTTCCGGCATGATCGAGCTGGCTATCCACGTCGCCAAGATCGCTCCAACGAGCAGCAGCTTCTTGGTCAGCGCCGCGATGATTCTCTTCAACAACTCAGTGATCATCGTTCCCTCCTAGCTTATCCGTGATCCGCCGATTGCGTTTCTTTCCCTTGCGCACGGAGACCGCCTCCACGATCGCCGCGATGTCTTTGTTGCCCATCCCGTTTGACTTTGCCGTGACCACCATCAGTTCGGTGATCGACCGCTCCAAGCTTTTGACCGAGGGCTCCAGGCGGACGAGAACGAAGACTGCGACGAAGATGGGGAAGCCGAGATCCTTGATCCAAGATACGATGTCCACCATGGTCCTCCTAGAATCCAGCCGCTGCAATCCCCGGAGATACCGCGATCCCGTGGAACTGCGCAGCGACGTATGGTTGCCAACTCCACTCCTCCGCTCCATTCGAATTGAGCTTGCGGAGGACGTTGTCGGTTGATGTTCCCGCGACACGATAGGCGGCGTAGACGTTCCCGAATTGATCCGGGGCCACGTTGACGCAGCTTGCCGTGCCGCCCAATGTTGCCCTCCACGCTTCCGTGCCGCCCGCAAGCACGAACTTGGCGACGGTCTTCGACGCCCCGCCTGCATAGTAGCCATAGCCGTCATGCCCGACGCGGACCGCGTACATCTCCAACGCGGGATTCTTTGTCCAAAAGACGTACCCCGTACCGGTTTGTTCTATGCTCAACAGGTAGCCGTTGCCAGATCCGGCCATGAGACGCCCGGAAGGTTGCACGGCAAGCGCGGTAATCACGCCGACGCCCGCCGGTGCGAGATAGCGCATGGTGAAGTTTCCTGTTGACGCCAGCCCCCCGTAGATGCTGTTGACGACGCGGCCCGTTCCGGCGTAGACAAACCCATTCGCAGCATCGACAGCGAGCGAGTAGATGGTGCTCCCATAGGCGAGCCCACCCTTGTTCCAGATCAAGCCCGCCGCAACCGTCCCGTCCACAAGCTTTCTGACGTTTCCCACGTAGTCCCCCGCGTAGATGTACGGGATGGCGGATTCTATCGAACACGCAATCGAGAAGATCGTGTTGGTGAACCCGCTGTAGGACCACTTGAATGAGCCGTCCGCGTTGAGGGCGTAGATCACGTTGTTGACAGCCCAGTAGCTTGTCCCCTCGGCGTAGTTGCCGGAAAGCCCGTTATAGCAGACGACGTATGGATTGGACGGCGCGGAGTACGGCCAGCCAGCGACAACGCCTGGGGTATCGTCAATCGCGTAGCAGCGGTCGGAGAATTGCTCACAGGCGAGGATGAAGTTCGCGCCGACTGGGACGTGCTCCCATGCCCCGCCCACCTTCGCGTAGTTCGACGTGGCGCGAGTCCACGCTCCGCCGACCTTGACGTACTCGGCCACAACCGGCGACCAGACACCGCCGATCTTCACGTACTTTGCCGGGCTCATCAGCTCACCACCTCAGTACTGTACCCAGAGATCGCCATTCGCGCCCTCCGTTGTCGGGGCAGCCGCTGAGAAGAAGATGTTTCGGATCTGGCCCGTCGTGTAGTCCGTGTTCGACTGCGCGTAAGCCTTCCCGGTGAACGTCCCCCCCGCAATCGGCATCTGAGCGTTGTCGGTCACATTGGCAAGCCCCACCTGTGTCTTCGTCACGCTGTGCGGGTTCGCCGTGTTCCCGGTGTGGACTTCGAGCGTCTGCTTGTTCACGATGTCCCCAGCGGCTGCTGGATCGGCAACGGCGGCACGGCCGGCTGCGTCGCGGATCACAAGCTTGCTCGCCGTCGCTGCGGCCACCGCACCGTGGATACCCGTCGTCGCGTCGATGTGCGTTTCCAGAGCGACGAGGTTGTCTCCGACCTCGTTTAGGTCCGCTGCGGCGACGCCGTCCGCTGGGTCCCAGTCCGTCTTTGGCGTATGCGGTAAAGGCATAGTTCATCCCTCCTTCTTAGAGCTTCACGGGCGAGATCGTCGCCTCGGTCCCGACAGTCGCACGCACCGTCTTCCGGTAGAGGATCGGCGTCCCCGCGAGCGCCCTGGCGGTCACAGACACTTGGAGCCCGCCATCATAGCCGATGTCTTGTCCGACGATTCCGTACTGGCCGACAGACTTCGCAATCCGCGACAACGGCGCTTCAACTCGATCGCCAAGCAGTTGCGCGATGTTCCCCCGGCCACGCATCACGACATCCCGGCGCGGGTCCTTGTACGACGCGAGCAGGGAATCGGCCACGTCTTGCGCGGTCTCTTCATCCTGCCAGAATTCGCTCGTCAGTACCTCGGGCAACGTCTGCAACCCGTTCTGTGCGATTGAGTCTTCGTCCTGCGCCGTTGCGATGCGGCTGCCAAGCGCGTCGAGCGTCTTCCCGTCTACCTGAACGAGCGTCACCGTTTCGTCTCCACCGCCCGCGTTTGCGTAGGTCACAACGATGCCCCAGGCGTAGGCGGTCCACGAATCGACGGACACGTTCGGCCCGGCGGTGATCGCGGGCGCTTGCACGTCCACGCACGGAGAGGAAACGAAGAAGTGCGTCTTGGTCACGGTGTCGCCCGCCGGGACGGTGAACTCCTCGGCATCCGTCACGATCTCTACCGCGGCGGACGCCACGCGCGGCTGCGCCTGGACTTCGACGTAGTTCACCATCTGCGACCATGCCAGCGGATGATCGAACGTGAAAACGTTCGCTTCCGTGTAGGCGTACGGATTGAGGCTCGGCATGGCGTAGATCTCGAGGACGACTTGCCCGTCGCGGTTGCAGTAGCATTGCCCGAGCGCGGCAGCGGCAATCCGCCGCAACGCCTCCCGGTGACTCATTCGGTCGAACCACGCATACGGGACAACGATGGTGTCGAGCGTCGGGTCAATATCCCAGTCGGCGGAGGTGAGCCCCGCGTCGGTCATCACGATGATCGCCAGCTCTTGCAGTGTCTTGTTTTCATAGACCTCGGAGGTTGTGAACTCGGTCGACTGCAAGCGCGAGAGCATGTCCTGGCCGGAGACTTCCGCCCAGATCTCTTCATCCGGCGCGGACCAGTCGCGCGAGTAGAACGTCCCGAGCGGATACCATCGGCGGACACCGGACGGGTAGAGGTCCACGCCGAGCCACGCGTTGATCGCTCGGTTGTTCAGCAGCTTCCCGTGGAGATGGCTGTAGATGTTCCCCGCGCTGAAGGTGCCGTCGACGTTATTCAGGCGCACCCGGATTTCCGAGGCCGCGAGGTTCCCCGCCGGAATCGTCGTCCCAGTGTACTCGCGCTGCTCCGTTACGTCGATGGTCAGTAGGTCTCCGTATTCCGAGTAGTACGTCTCTTCGAGCGTCGTGAAGAATTGGGCGATCTTGCAGACGGAGGAAACACGGGACCACTTCGTGACCTCAAGCGTCTGCTTCACGATGCCCGACACGGTAGGAGCGAGATCCTTCGTCCAGGTGACGAGCGTGTTCCCCGTCACCGGCTCCGTGTGTTCAAGAACGTCGCCCGTTGAATAGAGCCGGATCGTGAAGTCAACCGGGTACTCGGCAAGTTTGTCATCCCCAATGACAAGAAGACTGGCGACAGATCTAGCCGCGTGGGTGATCGTCAGCAGAGGATAGGCCACGGCAAACTCCGCCGTCACCGCGTCGGAGAGCTGCGTTCCCCACCACCCGACGGAAATCGACAGATCGCTCGGCAGCGGGTGGAAGGTTCCGCCAAGATCGTTACGGTGAAGCGAAAACCACTTGTACTGCTCCGACATGACATCGTCGGCTGTCTGGGCGGGGTACGTGTACCGGCCCGTTTCCGTGGCCTCTGTATCGACGCCAGCGGAGAAGTACGGGTCGGTGTAGGTGATTCTCACTTTGCCGAAGATCTGGCGGATGGTCTGGTTCATCGCGTACACGATGTCGTAGAGCGTCGTTTCGATTCGCCCGAGGACTGGTACCGCCACCGAGATGTTCTTGAGGACCTTGCGCCGGACGGAGGCGACAACCGCCACGCCCCCCTGGATGATGTGTTGCGCTTGCGCGACGATCGATCCGATGGTGCCGACCGTGGCAAGCGCGACATGCTTGGCGATGGCCCGGATGACGGACGGCGAGGTGCCAACGGTGGCCGTGATCGTCTTCCAGACGGAGATCGGGCGAATGCTGCCCGCAGTCCCGACGGTCCCGAGGATGTGGCGTCCGACCTTGATCGGGCGGATGGTGACGCCGATAGCGCCGACCGTTGCGGAGACTGTCTTGTGGAATGCCGTGATCCTGGCGACCGATCCGGAGGTCCCGACCGTTGCAGCGAGGCTCTTGATCCAAATGATCGCGCGGCCGACCGATCCGGAGGTACCAACCGTCGCGGCGGCAACCGTCTTTGAGACGGCCCGAGCAACGACGCCCGCCGTGCCCACCGTCCCGGTGATCGTGCGCACAATCGAGAATGGCCGGATGTGCCCCGTGGTGCCGGCCGATCCCGTGACGTGTTTCCCGACGGAGCGCACCACGGACCCTGCCGTGGCAACCGCCGCCGCGAAGGTGCGATAGTAGTACCGCCCCATGGCGATCGCCCCGATAGTCCCGATGGATGCCACTGCCAGGTGCTTCGAGGTGGAGCGCACCACGATGGCGCTTGTCCCCACAGTATCCAGGGCAACGGTCTTCGAGATCGCTCGGGGAATTGTCGCGGAAGTTCCGACCGTTGCGGAGACCGTCTTGTAGTAGGTTATGAGTTCCGTTTCGAGGTAGCCGACCTCCCAGAAATCCAGGTAGGCATTTTCCTGTTTGCCTTCTACGATACGCGAACCGTCGCATTCGACTGCCCAGGTGTTCCATCCGTTGTTGCTGTTCAGTAGGTACGGGTCTTCGCTCTCGCCGTTCTTCCTAAAGGCGTAGGCGTAGGCAATGTTCGCATTCGTGTGGACAGTGTAGAAGCCGAGCAGCGCATCGGCTGTCAGGGCTGCGAGATCATGGTATGCGCCATCAGAGGTGCAGGATACGGCGGTCGCGTTTGTGTGGATAGTGGCGCTCACTCCAGCGTAGTATCCCATCACGTGACACGGGTAGGCTCCGCCGGTTGCGGCGATCTTGTTCTCGAAGATCTGCGATCCGTCCACGCCGATGATCGATCCCCGCCCCGTACCAGCGTAAACATTGCTCCGTGCGTAGCGGTCATCGGATGAGCCGTTTTTCCTGACGTAGTTGTTGTATAGCCCGCTGCCAGCCAAATCGAGGATGACGAACACGGCATCCGGGCATTCGCTCGAAACATCAACGTCCGTGTAGGTCGTTGCCACTCCGATGCTCTTGTCTTCGGCGTTGGTGAACATTGATACCGAGGCAAGCATGTACCCCATGATCCAGGCTGTTTGACTGGCGTACGCCTCAACCTCCAGCTCGAAGATACCGCTCGGATCGCAGCCGACGTACAACTCCCCTTGGTATCCAGCGGCGCAGTCTTGATAGCCGAAGGTGTCGGTAGATCCGTTCTTTCTCGCGTCGAAGGCATACGTTGCGGCTGCCGTCTGTCTTAGCCATACCCCCACGGCGGCGGCATCCGCCCCATAGTCCTGCGCGTCAACATCCACGTAGGCTCCGGACGAGCCTGGAGTGACATCCTGCATGGCAAGGCGGGCAAACGCGGCGGGCATTCTACTCCTCGACGAGCTTCATGCGTCCGAGCCCGAGCTGCTCGCGCCGGAGGTTGATCGCTTCGGCGGTGTTCACAAGCTGCTGCTCATGTTCCTGCAATAGCTCTTCCTCCGTCGCTATCCGCTTCCAGCCGTTCGCCAGGCCGCGCTCCTGATGCTTGAATTGTAGATGGTCCTTGACCTTGCGGGCGCGGGGGAACGGGCCGATGTCGATCTCCTTGCGCTTCGCCTTCTCCCCGCGCTCTTGGATGGCCTCTAGGACGCCGAGCCGCACCGCGTTACGCGCCGCCTTCGGCTTCTTCTTTTCCGTGGCGATTTCGTCAGTGAGTTCCTTGTCCTCTTTGCCGTCCTTGAACGCGGCCCAGATCTCGGCGACACGGGCGCGGATGCGATCCTCTTCGTCCATCTTGGCGAGCGTGAAGGTTCGTGCGAGCGCCTTGTCCTCCACCGCCGCCGCCATCACGGCCCCGGGCCGCTCTCGTATCCCGCGATCAAGCAACCCATGCCACGGCTCCGAGCCCTTGCCGAGCAAGCCCGCCGGATGGCGCAAGAGCAGTTCCAGAACGTGCCCATCCTCGACACGATCCGGCCACTTCTCAATGGCATTCAGGATCTGCGAGTCGATCTCCACGTCACGGTTCGACCGCGCGCGGTCCAGCCAGGCTTCCTCGGTCAAGTCGCGGTCACGCACATCACGGATTTCGGTGACCATGCCGACCGCCTAGTTCGTGTACTGCGCTTGGACGGTGAACTCGATGGAATCCCCAACGTTTAGGTTGATCGCGTCGAACGTCGCATGCAGGTACAGAAACCCGGTAGTCGACGTCAGATGCGAGAACAAGCCGCACTCGGTGATCGCCCCGGCACCCGTCGTCTTCGTGATCGTGCCGACAACCTGGAACGTGTCATCCGTCGTTGTCGTCGTCTCCTGAGTCTCCGTCCCTTCCGTGCGAGCTTCCGGTCCGGGCGTTTCGAGCACGGTGTCCGTCGGGTCTGCCGGAGTCGCCCCGGTGCCCATGTCAACCCACTTCGGCGGGTTGTGCGTGGGCGTATCCAACAAGCGGTCAGACGTGATTGCGAGTCCGTTGTCTACTACATAGACGACATCAGCCATGTCGTTCCTCCTTCAATTCCTTCTTCAGCATTGCGTTCAGGCGCTCTCGCGCCTTGCGGCCTTTCTCCAGATTCTCCGGGGCGTCGCGGCCCTCCCCGGCGATCGTCCCGATTTCAACGATAGTCCCGTCCGCCTTGATCACGCGGGCGGAGATCGATCCCTTCGGCCTCTTCACTGTAGCTCGAAACTCCGGCACCTCACACCTCCTCTAGCACAAATGTCACAGGATTCCACAGCCACTCGGACTTTGTGAGCATCCGCACCCGGGAAAACGGCCAGAATTTGCACGTGTAGGTCGTCGTGGTCGAATCCGCGTTCTCAATGATCAGCGACGTCGTCGCTGTCACTCCGGCATCGTAGATCGCAACCAGTTCATCCAGCGCATCTTGCCCGACCGCCGTTGTGTAGGCGATCGTGAACCGCTTCTTCGTTGCGATCACGTCAATCACGAGATCACCATTTGCCACGCGGCCCTCGCGGGCGATCTCGAAGTTCTCAACGGAGAGCGAGAAGCCGTCTGGATAGAACAGCTCTTCGCTTCCCGAGGGGCCGATCCAGAATCGTCCTAGGCTGCTCATGGCATCACCAGTCCTAGCCGCTTCTCTTCCAGCTGGAGGTACGGGAGATGCGCCTTTGCCCACGCTTTGCCGTCTGTCGTGATGTAGAGTGGACGCCCGCGTTCTGGTAACACTTGTTCGAGCGCGTCTGCGAAAGCGGCCGTCATCATGTCATAATCGATGATTCCACGCTGCTGCTCCTGGGTGAGAACCATCTCGCCACCATGGACGATGGCGGGGACGGGCTCCCCGAGTGCGCCAGCGACAATGCCGCCCTTGTCAAATCCTGCGATAGCGAGCCCAGCCGCCCCTGCGAGATAAGCTGCGGAAGCGAGTGCGTGCTGCCCTGCGCCAGCCCAGTTCAAGAGAAGAGCGTTCGCCGCCGCAAGTACAGCTTCCTTCGCGGCCTGAAGCTGCAGCTCCTCCCGCGCGGCCCTCAGGAAGTTCCCGAGCATGTCGCCAAGGATGTCCCCAATGCCCACTTTCTGCTGTTCGTAGGCGAGCTTCTCTTCCTGCTGAGCAGCCGCCCTCGCATCGACCGCCGCCGTCACCGCGTCGGTATAGTCGGACTCAATCTGTGCATACTCACGCGCGTACTGCTCGCGCGTAATCCTCCCATCTGCTAGGGAATCGGCAAGCTCGCGCAGACCACGAGCCCGCGTATCGGATGCGTCCTTCACGGCCTGCCCTTCGGCCTCCGCAACCTGGCGCAAAGTCTCTTGGTAGTCTTCGAGGAGTTCCGCGTTCTTCTTTTTCATGTCAACGATCCCATCGAAGAACGTCGAGAAGATCGACTGCACGGAGTTCACGAGCTTGTTCAGAGATTGCTCGACGCTATCGCGGGCGGATTCTGCGAGCTTGGCAATCGCTTCGGCCAGGGTCAGCGCTTTCGGCCCCACCTCATCGAACTTGATCCCCAGGTCACCGGCGCGGTCGATCATCAGTTGAATCTCTGCGTTTGCCTCGCCTGTCTGCGCGGTGAAGACGTCCTGATAATCCACGAGTCGCTGATAGATTGGCAAGAACGCCTGGACCGCATTCGCCCAGCCGATCGTGCCAGCATCAGCATCTCGGACTGCATCATACGCCGCGATAAAATCGTCTTGGATGGCCTGAAGCGACTTGTCTATTGAAAGCTCTATGTTCCGCGCCGTGACGCCAAACTCGAGTAGGAGATTGTTGAATTCGTCCCCGAGTTCTCCTGTCACTTGCGCGGCGGAATCCTTAGCATCCTTGATTGCATCGACGGCAGAGCCAGCAATGGCAAGCTGTGCTTGCGCGGCCGCCGCCTCGATGTCCGTGAGAAACTGATCGGTCAGCAAGGACAGTTCAGGATAGATCGTTGCCCACTTGTCGAGGATATCCGTCGCCAGGGCCTTGAACTTCGCGGCTGCTTGGTCTGCCGGGAGAGACGCGACGGCGTTCCCTACCGCCTTCAATTCTGCGATGAGTTGGTCGTATCGGATCTTGTCGACATCTTCCAGGCTCTCTCCAAGACGGCCGATCGCCGACGCAAGCAAGTCTGTCTGAGCGGCTGCATTCTCAAGTGATGCAACGTAAGCACTCATCGCAAGTTCTAGCTTGGGGATATGCACGCCGGGGATCAGATTGAGGACGGCGATGATCCCGTTCACAACGCTCTCAACTGCTGTCTTCCATCCGTTCCAGATCGCGATCAGGCTGTTATTGAGATCGATGAAGAACTCTAGAATCCAATCCCCAATTGTCTCAAGTCCCTCTTGCGCCGTCGCCCATGCAGTTACCAAGGCGGCGACTGCTGCGATCACGATGACGATAGGATTCGCGGCAAGCCACACCAAGGCGGAAGAGAGAAGGCCGATAGCCGTCGTGAGTTTCCCGACGATCACGAGGACAGGACCAATCGCGGCGACGATGCCGATAGATAGAAGGATGATGTTTCGCATCTTCGGATCAAGCGCGAGGAATCCTTCCACAAGGCCCTTTATTCCGCTCGCGACGTCCTTCACGAATGGGATCACTCTGTCGCGCAGCAGCGGGATCAACGTGTTCTCAAGCAGCGGAGCAAACTCGATCCCGATCTCATTCTTGACCGCGCCGAATTGCGCCTTGACGGAATCCCACGCCCGGCGGAATTGGTCCGCCTGCACGAGCCCCTCCCGATCGATCACGACGCCGAGATCGTGTGCTTCCTGGCGCAGCGCGGCGATCTTGTCGGCACCTTCGGCGATGATTGGCGAGACTTCCTTCCAGCCGAGGCCAAGCACTTTCGAGGCCGTCGCGTTGCGTTCAAGCACGTTGGGGATCGTCGAGAGGCGTTCTAGCAACAGCTCGAAAACCTTCTCCGGCGCGAGGTCCGCGATGTCGGAGAACTGAAGACCAAGCCGCTCCAACGCCTTCGCGCCTTCACCGGTATCGTTTGCCAGCTCGGGCATCTTGCGAGACAGGCCGAAGATCGCGGACTCGACCGCTTTCGCCGAGCCCCCCGCCTGGACTGACGCGTAGGCCCAATCCTGCAGGCTGTCGGTCGAGATGCCCGTCTGCGCCTCAAGCGTCAGGAGATCGTTGGCGACGTTCCCAACGTTCACCCCGAGCGCAAGAATGGCCGTAGACACAGCGGCAATCGGGCCGGTGACCCACAGGGACATGGTCTTCCCCGTGTCGGAGATCTTCTTGCCCATGTCCTGTGACTTCTTGGCGAAATCGCTTACCTTGGCGGACGCCTGGTCGAGAGCCTTCGACAGGCCCCCCATGTCGCCCAGCAGCCCGACGGATAGAGTTCCTACGGTACTCACTTCGGCCCCTTCACGATGCGCTTACGGATCTCCGGATTGCGATAGAACGCGGCGCGGTCAGGCGATTCATCCGCTGCGGAGACGATCAGCTTTGGCGACTGTGGCAGGCGCTTCCCCGCCATCGCCGCACCGATCGTTCCCACAAGCACCTGCGCCTTGTGCATCTCGCGTTCCTCCGCATATCCAAGATACATGAACCAGTTCTCCAACGGCTGTTCATCCAGCCAGTAGTCCGGCGTCGTCGCCGGGTATGCCATCGCCAGGGTAGCGAGGATTCGGCCAAGCTCTATCTTCAGGACTTGGCCGTGTCCCCGTTTCCCTGTTTCTTTGTGTACTCCTCTGCCTTCGCAGTGATCCCGTGAAGGACGAAGTTGATGAGTTCCATCAACTCGCTGAAGTCCGTATTGTTTAGCAGCCAGTCTTTCGTGATCTCCGGATCTTTGTGACTCGTGATCTTTGAGACTAGGTCGACGCTCTGCTCGATCTGTTCCCGCGCACTAAGATGGCCGCCATCCATGTCGTCCTTGAAACTAGCCATCGCCAGCGTCACGCGGGAAGGGATCATCGTCACATCGATCGACTTCCCGCGCAACTTGGCGATCCGTTTAGGCGGCGATACCGCGTCGAAGTCCTTGATGACCGGCCCTTTGTTCTGTTCCTGTGTCATGTTCGTACCTCCTTACTTGCGTGCTACGTCCTAGACATGCTGCTCGTCGTAGATCTCGAAGAGCTGCTCGCCAGCCGTCAGCGAAGTGTCCGGCACGCCCGTCATCGAGATCGGGACAAGCATCGGATCTTCCGCGTCATCCGCCGGGAAGTTCATCGTGATCCCGCCCTCAGGTGTTGCAGAGAAGATGGTGATCTGGAAGACCTTTCCGTCTGCGGCCGTGTTCGTGAACCGGCAGACGCGAGCGGTGAACGTGACCAGCCCGCCGCCCTTCAGCGTGCGGCTTGCGAGTGGCGTGTAGGTGTAGTCAACCTCGACCACTTCGGCGCTCTGAATCCCGCCACGGGTGATCGTGATCGTGTCACCTTCGATCTCGTTCACGAGCAGTTCCGCAACCGTGATCGTGTTTGGAGTAGAGACATCCGTGACGGTCTTCACGCCATTGTTCGCCGGATCGGTGAAGCCCGTCACGTAAATGTGATCCCCGACGGCGGGTTGCGCGTCCCACGCGCCCGCGCTGAGGAAATACGAATCCGTCCCTGTGACAGCGATCAGAGCTGACCCGCCCTCAATCACCGTCGGGTATGCCCGCGCGATGGTCGTGTAGCCGTTCGCGTTGACGTTGATGACGTAGTCGCAGTCGCGTACCCACGTGGTTGTCCCCGCCGCATTCGTGACGGTGATCGCCGTGACTTCTGTGTCGTCTCCGTTCTTGTGCGTCAGGATGTTCTCAACCGTTCCGGTGAGCGTCTGCGCTTCGTCCGTGACGGCAACGGGAGCGGCGGCCACGGTATCGTAGCTCAACACGCCCGTGTAGAACGAGCCGAGCACGGACAGGTTGACCTCCATGATGTCACCGGAGATCCCGCATTCCTCGTTCCGTACCGCTTCGCGGATCGTCCCGGCGTTGTCGCTCTTGACCGTCGTCTTGTCGAATCGATACTCCCATGCGGCATTGCGGATCGCCCCAACGTTCACGAGAGATCCGACATCCGCTCCCATCTCCCACTTCGCCGACCCGAAACGGATCGTCGTGCTTTCCTGAACTGTCGTCTGAGCCATTGTCAGACCTCCCTGTACGTTACCTTGAAGTCCACCGGCACCGTGTAGTAGCCGGTGGTCGGATCGCGCAGATCGAGATTGTTCACGACCGACGCGTACTTGATCGTCATGCCGCCCGCAGTTCCTTTCTTCCGAGAGGCCGCTGCCTCGATTGCCCGTGCGAGCGCCCAGGCCCCGCTATGCGTTGCCGCCCAGCACGTCACCTGCACACGCACTGTCGGGTAGGGGATCTCATCCGGGCGCACGTAGCTCACCCGGTTGTAGGTGCATGCGGGGAGCGTTGGCTGTTGCGGCAGCTCCATCGGGTAGAAGCGGGTACCGATCAAACCGGCAACCGTCCCATCCGCTAGTGCCCATGCCCGCAATGCGCTCTCGGGTTCCATTACTTGCCCGCCCTTCGGATCACTTGCTCAAGCCCCTTCCGGTAGGTGTCGGTGACGTTCTGCTTGTTCTCGTCAAGCGCCGGGCGCAGGTACGGCGAGACCCCATGCCGGTGCTCTAGCGGCAGGAACTCTTGCGCCGGAGCGTAGACCACGTTCGTTGCGACGTAGGCGGTTGCCTTCCCGTCCGCGCGAAGCTCCCCGCTGAGGCTCTTGACGGACTGCTCGGGGAGCGTCCCTTGCGTGTGCTCAATAGCGCCGGACGAGCCGAGCGGGTCCGTTCCCACGCCGGGCGTGATTGAGCGAGCGAGGTTCCCAGTGAGGCGAGGAGCGCGGCGCTTGGCGTCATTCGATACCACGAATGCGGCAGCAAGCAACGACGCGGCCACCGCCTGCTCCACGTCGACCTTGAGCGCAGCAAGCTTCTTCAGAAGCTCCGGAACGCCCTTGACCTCGAGACGCATCTTCACCGGCTCGGCCATCACGTCACCGTCCTAACCAAGAGCCGCGTCGTGATCCCGTGCGAATCCCGCTGCACGAGCAGGATGTCATAGCGCACGGTGCCGACCACGGCTTCCATCGTTTCGTCGATCATCGGATAGCTCCCGGCGAGCGAGATCGTATAGTTGGAGACGACGTAGGTCTGATCCGGCTGCCGGACTTCGACGCCACCGTTCGGGGCGACCGAGCCAGCAAGCGCGTCGTGGCCTAGAAGCGCCGCCCACGTGTACGTCACCTCGCCGGTGACGGGGTCTTGCACTTCCGTTCGCTGCTCGATACAGACGGTCGACGGGTAGAATGCCGCAAGCCGCCCGAGCATCGATGGATGAATGATCGACATGTCAGCCCTCCGTCACGGTCACTGCCGGATGATCCAAGTCGCAGATCAGGATCACGTCCTCCCGCTCTCCCGGCTCTACGTAGACGACGTTCATCCCGTGACGCTCCTGTTCTCAATCTGTTCAATGTTTCCGAAGGGGGCAAGCCCGAGTTCGGCGATGTCAAAGCCGGTATCGGTGTCTTCGCTGGCTGCCTGTGCGCGTAGAAGCGCGGCGTGTGCACGGAGCGCAGCGGCGACGGCGGGGCCGTTGGTCGAAAGATCCAGCAGCTTGATCGCCTTCGTCACCATCGCCTCATTCGACGCCCAGGTTTCTAGCGCGTCTGCGGCGGCGTAGCGTACAGACTCTCCGTTGAGTGTCAGGAAAGCTGCCAGCTCCTCGTCCGTGAAGAACGCGATCGCCGCGGCGCTGTCCCTGATGATCAGCCGCACTTTGCCTACAGAGCTGGTTAGGTCGTAGGTAAAGCTCATGGCTTGCCCCCTTCGTGTTTGTCGTGTGATCGCATGTGAGCGCGGAGCGCCCGGTCGTGCTGGAATGTCCGTGCACAGACCGGGCACGTCACCTGGCTGCCCTCCGCGTCAGTCACCGCTCGGGCAACCGTCGTCAAGAGCAGCCGGATCTCGTGAAGCTCGTCGAGGATCAGCGCGTAGAACTGCTGATCCGTCGTGATCGGCGTCAATCCGCGCACCGCCATGCGTACCCTCCTAGCCGACCTGCGAGTAGGTGAAGCGCGGGTCGAGCTGCGTTCCGCCTACCACGGCGCGGACTCGGTAGAACACGTTGTCCGTTGCGAAATCGCCGGAGAACGGCGACATCGGCGCACCGGTGACCGAGACCTTGTCCGAAGATTTCATGCAGATCTCCGGCGTCTCATGGCCGCTAAGGTATCCGTAGCCGATGGCGTTGCCCTGCATCCCGTCGGCGAACAGGTACCACGTGGTATTGACGTTGCCGCTCGTATCGACCTGCGGAAGCCACGGGTTCACCACGAGCTGCAAGCCAGCCTGCGGGATGACGTTCGAGGTAGGAACCGGGATTCCCGCACCGGCTCCGACTTCCGTCCACTGAACGAGACCCGAGGTGAGAATGGTCCGCGCGGTGAACTCGAGCGCCGGTGGGACAACGAGGTACTTCGCCCGCACGCCCATCGCCAGGCCCGTCACCGGGTTCGGCTGCTCGGCCATCGCTTCGATGGTCGTCTGGAGGTTGTTGATCGTCAGGGCGAGAGCGCCGACGTTGGTAATTCCGTCGATCGGGGGCCCGTACAGAAGCACGTTAGGTCCAGTCGCGGAGCTGTAGAGACTCGTGACCTGGAACTGATCGGTGTTGATCGCCGAGTCAGCCATCCGGTTTGAGATGTCCGAGAATGCGCCCATCCCGTCGTTGATCAGCGACTCCCACGAGATGTCGATCTGGCGGCCGCGCTTCTTGACGCTGTAGGTATAGCGCTTGTCGCCAAGCACACCGACGAGGTACTCGCCCTTCTCCGCGACAAGTGGCAGAGGATCGGAAAGCCCGTCGAGGCGGTGCAGGCTGTGGGTATTGAAGTTCGATGCCCGCAGCCGCCGGGTGAACGGCCAGAAGTCCGCCGTCCACGTTCGGTATCGTGCCAGCAGCTCACGGTCGATGATCGCACCGAAGAGGTACGGGAAGTCGGTCGTGGTGATGGCCTCTTCCATCATGTACCGATGACGGTGCCTGGGCATCCCATCGGTGTTGGCGAGTAGGCGGAATGCCTGCTCGATCCGAGCTTCGTCGAACTGAAACGCGCGCGCGGACACGAAGCCGAGGTCCGCTGCGGAAGGTGTCTCTTGGAAGATCTGTTCCATAGTAGGCATGTGCATCTCCTTCGTCTAGGCGACGATGTCCTGAGTGTGGCTGCCTGCGAGGTCGAGCGTGTCGAGCGCTGCATACGTCGCGCCGGTCACGCTGTAGCAGCAGATGGCATGAACCGTCTGCGCGGCGTTACCGCCCGTGATGCCCTCGTGTAGGACGAAGCATCGAAGCAGCCGCATGTCGAGCGCTATGGCGTCAGCAGCGGTAGCGAGCCCGCCCGCGAACGTGACATTGGTCGCGTAGAAGCGGATTCCGTCGTTGCCCGCGTCGATGTAGATCGAGCCCTCAACGTCACCGTTTTGGCCATTCCAGTAGATGCGGATGGCGTTGTTGTTGTCGCCCTGAGTCGTGACGATGAATCGATCAGCCGCCGAATTCGCCTCCCCGCCGCAATCGCGGATGTAGCAGTTCAGCTTCTTGGTCATCGCCGTGTTGTCGAGCGCAAGCCCGTCCTGTCCGGCGTTCGAGTGGTTGATGTAGATGTTCTCCAGCCACATCTCGAACGTCGAAGTCTGGACACCCGGCGTGACGGTGATAACGGCAGCCGTCTCCGTGGCATCCTCGACCACGACGCCCCACTCACGGTTGAGTCCGATGAGCTTGACGCCGGAGATCGTCGGCCATGTCAGCGCCTCGTCATACGTTCCGTCAAGGACGTAGACGACCTTGCGCGTCGCGGTGACGGCATCGAGCGCCGCCTGAATGGTGAGCAACGGCGCGCACCACGAGCCGACGTTCGAGTCGTTCCCGCTCTTGGAGACCACGAAGTAGTCGAGCGCCTGGGCGATCGTCTGCGGATCGTTGTGTACCTTCACGGCCACGAGCCCGCTGGTGCCCGTCGCCAGCCCCGTCAGAGCGTTGCCGAAGAACTGATGCGTCCCCGGCGTGTTGATCTTCGAGAGGGCGCACGTTGTCTTGTTGATGTAGATCTCGTTGCCTGCCGCGATTGCGGAGTTGCCCGCTGCGTCGGTTGCCGAGCATGTCAGCGCCCAGATGCCCTCCGTGTCGATGGCGATCTCGTCCGTCGCGGCCGCAGCGCCAGAAAACGCCACGCCGACCACGTTCCCGATGACAACCGGATCGCCCCCATCGACGAATCCATCCGCATGAGTCGGGTGAGTAATCGCCGACTCAACGAATTGAAGATGCCGTCCCTCGCCGGTGCTCGAAATCTCGTCCCCGGCGCTCTTGCCTGTCAATAGGTCAGTGTAGACACACATAGTCTACCTCCCTCGCACGAACACGTCGGCCATCGCCTCGGCGGTCGCTTGATCCTTGCCGTTGGCGCGATAGCTCTCAATCAATGTCTGCCGGAGAGATCCCGACGGAGCCGATCCGCCCCCCATGCCGGTGATCTTCCCGCCCTTCGGCGCGATCGCCTCGAGGTATTCCTTCTCCTCCGCAACCGCCTGGGCGATCCGTGCGGTGAAGGACTCCGTGTCGAGCTTGCCCTCCTTGATCGGGGCGAGCTTCGGCAGGCTCTCCGTCAGACGCGCCTGCGTCACAACGGGCAGATCCTTGACCTTGGCGACTTCCTCGATGACGAGATCTCGCGCCTCACGCAGCGCAACCGCTTCGATGAGCCGGGTGTTCTGCTCGACGAGCGCGGCGTTCTGCGTCTCAAGTTCCTTGATCCTCTCGTTCTCAGCCATGTTTTCCTCCTCGTTCTGAGGTTGTGTTTCTTCCTGCTTCAACGCCCACTCGACGAACTGTGCTCGTGTAGTCTCACTCTCCTCATGATCCTGCGGGTGCGCTTCGAGGAAGCGGTCGACGTACCCCACCGATTCGAGCATCGGGACGACCTTGCCGCCAGCGCCTGCTTGGGTGACGAAATCGAAGCCGCCCGAGACGAACTTCTCAGCAACCCAAACGTCCTCCCCGTTCACCTTGTCGCGGACCCGCGTACCGGAAGCCCGAATCGAGACGCCGATGTGCGGCGCGAGTTCCTCGATCGTTTCGCGGTAGGGCTTGAAAACCTTCGTCGGCGCGTAGACGCCGGGGCCTGCCGGACCGTCTCCACGGTACTCCGGATCGCCGACGGCGACGCCCACGAGATCCCGCAAGCTCCGCTCTGGACGTTCCTGCGCTTCCTTGCTTGTCGGATGATCGAGGAAGACCTGAGCCCCCTTGAACACCGGCGCATCACGCCGCAACTGATCCTCGCGGTAGAACGCACTCGACCCTTTGCCGGGCGCGATCACGCGGACCAGGGCGACCCCGTCCTTGTCCAGAAACTTCGGCATGGTCCCCTCCTATTCCTTCGCTTCGGCAAGTAGATCGTCGGCTGTTTCTGCTAGATACTCAGTAAGTCCGATGAAACCGCGCTCCTCGATTGCTTCAGAGAAGCCACGAAATCTGACGCGAGCCGGGTATACATCGGTGATCTCTTTCGTATCCTCGGATAGCTCAACGACGATTGCCCATCCAAACGTGTGGAGGATTCTATTGATCCACCACAGGAGCTTCGCATCCTGAAACTCTCGCCACGTTCTCCGTTGGATCATATCCCCTCCTATCTCGGGACGATCGCCCCGGACTCCTCGAATGACGCGGCGACAAGCGAGCCTTCCTCGTGGAAGTCGAATTGCCCGGCCGGTGCCGCTTCCGCTGTATTCGTTGCAGGCGCGGGAGTTGGCGCTGGCTCCTCTTCCGCCAGATCATCCCACGTCTTCTTGAGCATCGTTCGCAGGGAGGAGAGATGGTCCTTGACGGCCTTCGGGACGTTCGGGTGCCGAGAGACACCCTGTGCGGCCTTCAGGAGGCCCTGCACGGCAGTCTTGACTGTCGCGCCCTCGTAGAACGCATCCATCAGCTTATCCGCCAAGGAAACGCCCTCTGAGTGGATCGGCCGCGACTCCTTCGCGCGGGCGACCGCTGCGTTGGCGACACGAATCGCAATCGCCTCGGCGTCCTCACGCGCCTTGCCGTCCGCCAATTCCCGCTCCAGCGTCTCGTTGGCGATTTCGACCCAGAGTTCCTTTTCCTTGTCGGTCAGCTCTGCGTTGTGCTGCTCGACGTCCTCAACCTGCCAAGGCATGATCCCCCCCTACTTGAAGCTCACCGTGAGATCGACGCTCACTTCGGAACTGGACACAACGATGTAGAGGCCAGTTTCCAGCGCGATCCCCCACGCGAGCGTCGTCGGAGTCACAACCGTGTCCCCCACGTCGATGATCGCAACGATGGTTCCCGTCGCGTCCGCGCCGTCATAGACGGTGGCGACGATGGTCCCCTGAGAGGCCCCCCGGTTGATCGTCAACGTATGGAGCACCGTCGCGCCGGTTTGGACAAGCGTCGTCTCCGTGATGTGGGCGAACTCCCACGGAAAGTCTGTTACTGATTGCATTTCGTCCTCCTAATCCTCTGCGATTCGGTACGCGGTCGAATGCCTGCAAGCGACGTGAAGCGGTGCCGTCATTTCGCCACCGGGGAAGACGGTATCCATCGGCACCCAGCCCATCGCCAACGCATCACGGCAGATGCCAGACGTGAGGTCATCATCCGGCCCGTCGATGGACTTCTCCATGCGTATCCCCACGGCCTCGATCTCCGAGACAAGCTGCGACTGCCCGGCCTCATAAGCCATCGCGTTCTCTTGTACTGCCACGAGTTCGGCGCGGCTGCGGATGTGTTCCTGTGGCTGCCCGCCGGCAAACTCATCGAAGCCCCCCTTGATCTGCCGGGCGACCTCGCTATAGGACTTGCCCTCTTCGATGCCCTTGGTGACGAGGCGGCGGATGGTGTCTTCCGTCGTGGTATTGACTCTGGCGACCTTCGTCGCGGCGTTGGCGTTTGCCCACGCGACGGCCCGCTCTGGCTTCATCTTGAAAGCGACCTCGATGCCGAACTTGGACGCCTCCGCCTCGTATCCAAGCTGCAATCCACCGAGGAGTGACCGCGCCATCGCGTCCTCCGCCTCTTCCCGTGTCACAGCGAAGATCTCCGAGAATGCGTCTGCTAGATCGCGGTCGGCCGCCGCTTCGTGGAAGTACCCCGCAAGCCGCTCGAAACGCGCCATGAACTCGGAGCCCTGCTTGCGGAAG